GGCCTGCCGTGGCGGGATCGCTCCGCTCCAGAAATTCGCGGTTAGCAGCGCAGGTTCCGGGGAAACTCGCATAGGCCAAGCGACGGAAGGGCCGGGTCACGCTGGCGCTTTCAAAGTCCTGCGTGCCAGTGAGCCAAGTCGTGTTGCCGGTAGGGGAGATCGTCGCGAAGTCTGTGGCGCCGTCGGGAGACTGGAATTTAATGCTTCCACTTGTGTAGCTGGGCGTGTTGCCGCCACGAAAAAGCAAATGGCCGCCATTGGCTGTGTTCGTGGAGCCACCCTGGAATAACAGGCTGTTGTTGCCTCCTGAGCCGTAGTTCCAGCCACCCGTAAAGGAAACAGTCGTAGCGGTGGACAACATCTGTATCTGACTCTGCGCCGAACCCCCACTCATTAATCTGATCGTGAAACCTGTCGGTGCCTGGAAATACCCATAGGAGTGGCCGTTGTCGGCAGGACCGACAATCAAGGTATTTGTGGAAGTATTTCCGACCATCTTCAGCCCGGTGTTCAAACCGTCATGCGTATACCCGAGGATCTGTGATCCATTCCGATTGACGGCGAAGGGCGTGGAAGTTCCCGGAGAGGCCGTGTCTGTCCAATTCACCAGCAAGCCGGTATCATCCCCGGAGGTGGCCTTGTTGGTGGTGTAGGCGAATTCATGCGCGGTCTCGTTGCCGGTTGCCGCGCCAAGCGTAGCCCCGCCCTGGACATGCTTGAGGATCGTGTAACCAGTTCCGGTCGGTGTTAGGGTAACGTTTTCATTCGTGCCTCCCGCCGCCAAGCTAACGCTGCTGCTGCCGGTGGCCATCTGCGTGGAGGGATCAAACGTGCCCGAGAGGTTGGAAAAGGCGGGCTGCGTGCAGGTCGGCGCCGCATCGGAATTCAGCGCGCTCGCCCAGGTGTTGGCACCGCAGGGTCCGGTCCCCGAGGCTGCACCGGTAGAAGCGACGATGTCGCTTCCGTCCCACTTGAAATATCCCCCGATCGCCGTCGGATGTGCGAGTCGCTGCCAGGCAGGCGTGGCGCCAACGGCAAAGATAGCATCACCGCGCACAGGCGAGGCCGCCGTGGTGTCTGAGTGCGTGGCACTCAGCAGGTTGTGGCTGCCCCCGCAGGCGGCGCCAGCATCACCCAACTTCCCGCCGGCAATCCACCTGACGCAGTTGTCGGCGGTCGGGTCGCCGCCCAGTGCTGTGGTCACGGCCTTCGTACCGGGAGATGTTCCAAAGAGGCCGCTCAAGTCGCTCAGGTCCGCCGCACTCCAAACTTCCTGCCCCTGCGCAGCGGTCAGCTTGGTCGAGGCTGTCAGCCCAGCATAGCCGCTGGCGGCGTTCTTGTTTCCCGTGACTTCGCAGGTGGCGCAGGCGAGCGTCAGGTCCGCGCTCAGCGCTCCACCGCCGCTGAGCGGCGAACTGGTCGAGACGCTGCGCGTGGCAGAAACCTTGCCCGCCAAAAGGGAATCCGTACTGGACTGGAGATACACCACGGGGTCGGAGGCTGTCACATCGGTCTTCACGGTGCCGGAGACGGTGGCCGAGGCCTTGGGCGCGGAGCCGCCTCCGCCGCCGGAGAAAGCGCAGTCGGTGCGCAGTTGACCGGCGTTATCGACGCAGCTCACGCCGCTGCCGGTGAAGTTCAGTTTCTGACGTTGGGGGAGGTTGTCGCCCTCCCGCTGAAGGAATTGGTAGAAGAGCGCGGGGGCGGTAGAAGAGGGCGGCTGGGCCTGGCGACAGACGTCCGCCGCGACGCTGGCCACCTCGGGCACCACCCAGATTTCCGCGTGCACGCGTCCCTGGATATTGAAGGTCACCACATAATAGCTGTCGCCGGGCGTGGCGCCGAGGTTGGGAATCAAGTCGAGCCAGAGGTTGCCCGCCCCGTCGTTCAGTTGGCCGCTGGAGTTGAGGTAGCCTTTCACCACGCTCGGTCCGTACTCAACCCCGCCGTAGGTGACCGGTTTGTTCCTCTGCGCGAACACCAGCCCGTATTGCGGCGTGCCATTCACCGTGGCCATCACGTGCGGGTTCGCGCCCAGATCGTAAGTGGCAGTGACATGCGTGGCAGCGAAGGCAGTGACGAGTGACAAGTGACAAGTGACGAGCAAGAGCCCCAGTACCCAGCACCCAGCACTCCGATTTCGGGTCCGATCCGAATCGGACCATCGGAGCCCCGAAATCGGGCCCAGCACCCACTTCCTGACACCTGACACCCGGCACCTGACACCTGTACTCATCGCTCCTCCATCTCGACGACAAACTCCACCTGCGGGCCGCGCGCCAGCGTGCCGCCGCGCCGGCCGACCAGCGCTCCTAGGTCGTGGCGGAGAATGCGCAGATCCAAGATTTTCGCCACGTTGGGATCGAGTCCCGTGGTCTGGTCCTCGGGAACCGTGCGATGGCTGATGGCGAGCGGCGCATAGAAGTCGGCGAGTGGCGCCGAGGTCAATACCATGTCCACGGCGCGCAGGTAGTCCAGGGTGTCTTCCGCCAGCCATTCCGGGTCCGTGCCGGTGATGGCCAGGGCGCAGATGCAGCGCAGCGTTTCCGTGCGCAGGTCGGCATCCGAATGCGCGTCGAACGCTGTCTCCTGGGCCACCAGAACCAGCGCCGGCCAGTTCTGCACCGTCACCACTTCCTTATGAAACGCGACGAAAGGCTTGAGCGCGCGCCCCGGCGGACGGCTGGCGTTGACGAGGTCGAGTGCCGCCTGCTGGTCGCGCTGCAGAATGGCAATCAACTGGTTAACCAGCGGCTTGGCGAACGTTGCTTGGTAACGCGGATTCATGCGCATCCTTCCCAATGGTGAATAGTGAATGGTGAATGTTGAATTTCGTGATCGGGGTTCGTCCTTCTAATTCACTATTCACAATTCACTATTCACAACTCACGTATCCCAAATCCTTTGACCCCAACAGGGTTACTTTTTCCTCGAACGCGCTACGCACGATTTCGGTCCAGCGCTGGGCGCGCGCCTCTGAGAGCACGATGATGGGGCGGGCGGGCAGGCGGCGCGTCCCGGCCTGGTGGTAGAAGGCGTACGGCAGCCGGGTGCCCAGCGTGAGCGATTCGTCTTCGAGCTCTGCGACGTGGTCGGCGGCGCCGGGTTCGGTGAGCGAGCGCCGCAGCGCGCCCGTCGCATAGAGAATGGATGGGCTGGCGCGACGCCGGCGGAGCGTGGAGGGCGCCAGAGGCGCCCAGGGTGTCCCTTCCGCGCCGCCTTGGGAGGCGAATTGCTCCGCGATCATCTCTCGAAAGTCGTCGGCAATTGCCGCGAGTGCGGGCTGCTGGTCTGCGAGCGATTCCTGAAACCCCGCCACGGCCTTCTCAACGGGCTCGGGATTGAGGACGTACGTGAACTCGATCATGGAAGAAGACCGAAACTGGAAATTCGAAGATCGAAACTCCGAGCGAAACTGGAGACTCGAAAAGCGGAAGTCGTCTATTGCCTAATGGCCTCTCTACACCGAGCTAGCGTCACTGAATTCAGAATTCATCATTCATAATTCAGCATTCAGAAAACGTCCTCCTTCTTGAACGCTGCCTTGCTGTCCTCGGCGTCGAGGTCCGTTTCCTGTCCCGCGACACCGCCGAACGCCGGATAGACGTCACCGGTGCGCGCGCCGGAGATGAAGAGCTTGTCGTAGGTTCCCCGGCTGAGTTCCGCCAGCATGTTTTCGTAGGAGCGCCGCAAGGCGTTGGGATTGGCCCAGCCCTGGGGCGAGGCCTCGGGCCCCAGCAGGGAAAACAGGGCCTCGCCCAGGTCTGCCGCCGCGCCCACTTCGTTAGCGAGGGCGAGCAGCGCGTAGGCCTGCGGGTTGGAGGTGGCCAGCCCCTCGAGCGTGTAGCCGCGGCCTGCGGCCAGAGCCGCCAGGCGCGCACTCTGGCCTTCGATCCAGGCCTGGATCTGCGCGTCGGAGGGATTCTGGTCCGGCACGCCACGCTGAAATCCCGGATAATGAGCGGCAACGGCATCAATCGATGTGAAAGCCATGGGGAGCTCCTTGCTCGTCAGCCTTCAGCTATCAGCCATCAGCAATCAGCCTTCGGCCAGATGGATTGGGCTGAGAGCTGACGGCTGTCCGCTTTCTGGACCCCGATGCTCCGATGCAGTACATCGGAGCCAGAAATCGGGGAAAGCTGATGGCTTCTTCTCACGCGACAGCGCTCAGCCACAGGTATGCAGCGCTGGCAGCCACCACCTTGGCGTCGTAGTAGAGCTGGACCTCCACGATGTCGGCCGTGCGCGACTCGTCGCGGTAACGCTTCACCAGGAAGCCGTCGGTGTTGGCGCCGAACAACCAGGTGAACTGGTAGCCCAGCGATACGGTGCGGCGGCCCGGCGTGGCGGGCTTAGTGAACAGGATGGCGTTCTTGCCCCACACGTAGTCGAGCGCCTCCGCCGCGCCCTCGTTGGCCGTGTTCTTCACCGCCGCGCCGATCAGAAAGCTGTCCACGTTGAACGCGGACTTCAGATGATCGGGCTGGAGGATGCCCACCTGCGCGTACTTGAACCGCTCGATGATCTTGGGGTGGTTGCGCAGGGCCAGGAAAACCGGGTAGCTCACCAGCAGCGCGTTCGGCACCTGGCCGACCTGCTTCTGGATGGTGGTCTTCTGGTCTTCCACCGCCTTGATGGGATCGGAGTTGGTGAAGTCCGACCATTGGTTAGTGCCGGAAAGCGTGGTGTTCTGCGTGACCACGGTGGGGTCGGTAGCCTTGGCGGCCACCACGATTTCCCGCTGCAGGTAGAGCAAGTCGGTGAGCGTCTCGGTGGTATCCACGTCCACGTCGATGGCCTGGTCAGCGTTGGCGCGCAGCTCGTCGGGGAGGGCCTGGGCCAGCGCGTGGCCTTCGCAGAAGTAGGTGTCGGTGGAGAGCGCCCAATCGATTTCGTTGGCCCGCGCTCCCGGCCGCCGGGCGTCGTCCAGGATGCGGAAGCTGTCCTTGGAGTAAATGAAGTATTTGTTGGACTGCTTGGTGACGGGGATGCGCGGGAAGATCTGGTCCGCCACAAACTGCGCGTTGCGGTAGGCGATGGAGACCTCCGTCAGAGCCTGGTCAACATGCACCATGGAAATATCAGGCATGGTAATGCTCCAAGTCCTCGGGCGCGCGGCGTCTCGACGGCGGGTGGACGTCAAGACCCGGAGCAGCCGGGCGCGGCGCGCGCGAGGGAAATAGTCCCGCGGCCGCTGCCAGCCGCGGGCTGACCCGCAGAAGTGCAGGCGTCAGGTTTCAGGTTCTAGGTTTCAGGAAGAGCACTTCCTGGCACCCGACACCTGACACCTAGAACCTGCTTTAGCTCACCGGCATCACTACCGGGTTGGGCGAGAGGAAGACGAAGAAGATCTCGCCATCGGCGGCGGAAGTTTCGGCGATGCCCAGCACGTGGTGCAGGGTGGCTGAGCCCGGCACGGTAGTCAGGTCGGCCTTGCGCAGCGTGCCCGCGGCGTCGCCCACTTCCACGTAGTCGCCCTTGGTGATGCTGCCCTTGGCGTAGGCGCGCGAGATGCCGTACTTGCGCACCGTGACGTTCTCGTTCTGTTTCGCCTGCGCTTCCTGGGTGATGCCGCGCGCCAGTTGATTGGCGGCGGTAGGCAGCTTGCAGTCGTTGTCCCCGGTGCCGGGGACGACCGCGCGGTATTTCCCGATGCCCGCCGCCTCGGTCACCTTGTAAGTCTTGTCCAGAACGTAGGTTGCTCCTGCCACATCTCCTCCTTAGCGATGAACGATGAATGATGAACGATGAATCGGTCGGCTGACGGATTCCGCGTTCTTCGTTCCGCGTTCAGACTTATTCGGTGCCGCTCACTGCCCGGCGGTACTGCTGGACCAGGTCGGGCTGCTCGCGGCCGATCTCGCTCAGCGCCTGCCCGAAGCTGAGGTGCCGTTCGCGCATGCGCTGTTCGGCCAGGAATTTCACCTGGGCCTGGACGTCCGTGGGGCCGGCGCCCGAGAACCCCAGGGGCTCGACGGGCACCAGGGGCTTCTGCATCCCCAGGATCTTGCGGAAGGTGGGGAAGTCCGCGAGCGCGATCTTGCGCCAGTCGTCGCGCTGGCGCGGCAGGATCTTGCCCGCCTTCACCGCGGCTTCCAGCTCCTGCTCCACCTGGCCGCGGAAGACTTCGCTGGCGGGAACCGACTTGCCACGGGCTTCGGCTTCGGAAAGCAGGCTGCGTGCCTGGGCCAGAGTGATGATGGCCAAGGGTTCGGCGAGGGTCGCGCCGGCCGGCGTTACCTCAGACATCATCCCCAGCTCGTGCATGCACCTTTTCAGGTCTTCAGGGTCCAGGAAATATTCATCTTTGAAGTCGTCGTGTGCCAGACGGATTTTTCCGTCGGCCACGGAAAGGTTGACTTGCTTCATGGGACCTCCGGAATTTGCGATTTGGGATTTTGGATTTTCGATTGATCCACCAGCGTTCCCGAATTCATCCGCGGCCTGGAAGGCCGGGTCCGACAGCCGGATCTGCGGCAGTTCTTCCAGAAACGGCCGGTTGGTGAGGGCCACCGAGGTGAGCGTAGTGCCCTGCACTTTGCCGGTGCGCTTGTTTTGCGCGGCCCAATCGATGGCGGGCGAGATGTAGCGGTACTCGCGGTTCTTCAGGAGCTGGCGAGCGCGCTCGGTCGGTTCGTACCAGCCCCACAAAATAAAACGGGGTTGGGGGCTGGGGGCTGGGTTCTGGGGTTTATTCCCTAGCCCCCAGTCCCCAGCGCCTAGCACCTCGGGCGCATCGAGTTTGACGATGCGCCCGGCAGACGGCACCGGTCCGCCTGCGGCGACTTCCGGCATCTCGCTGGCGTGGTCGTAATCAACGTTAATCTCGCCGTTCTGCCGCTCGCGGAAATTGCGCACGATGTCTTCCAGATCCTGGCGCGTGATGGCGAAACTGGTTTTCCCGCGCACCCACTTGCCGGCGATGGCCAAGGGGACGCGCACGAGCGCCGCAGATTCCGCCGGTGCCTCCAGCGTCACCACAAAGCGCGGAAACTGCGAGGTGTCAGGTGTCAGGTGCCGGGTGTCAGGGGGCGCAGAGGGGCCGGGTGCTGGGGTCTGGCCTGCCGCGGGGGGCGGGGGGCTCGGCCGCGCATGTGGAATTTGAGATTTCAAATCTGAGATTGCTCCGAGCATTTCAACCTCCGGTACAAGACAAATCAAAAAGCAAAAGGCGAAAATCCCCAGCCCCTAGCCCCCAGCCCCTGGCCCCTGCCTTTCCGGCGGCTGGGGCAGTCCCAGCTCCCGCGTGATGAACTGCGCGAGTCCGGGATAGGGCTCGACCACGCCGGTTTGGGCCAAGCGGGCCAGCATATCGAGCACCTGGTCGAAGCTGCGGGCGCGCAGGTTGGAGACGGCGAGCGCCGGATAGCGCCGCGCGCCGTCCTGACCCGTACGCACGGGTTCCCAGTTGAAGTCCACCAGGCGCTTGACGCAGGTGGCGTTCAGCGTGCGCGCCAGGTGGTCGGCGGTAGCCTGCACGGCGAGGAAGAAGAAATCGGTCTGCGATTCGCCCAGGGCGCGGTTGCCGCCCGCGCGCGCGCCCAGGCCCAGGTTCATGAAAAAGGCAAGGGCCGTTCGGGATATTTCGATATTGTGGTGTTGTATGGAATTATACAGGTCCCGGACATTTCCCTCCACGCCCTTGAGGGAAAATTTCCAGCCGTGCGGCAGCGACACGCCGGTCTTTTCGTGCGCGGCCAGTTGCGTCACCCACTTGGCGGCAGCCTCGCGGTCTTCTTTCGACCCGTCCGGTCCCTGCTCGATGGTGGGCACGCCCAGGCCGTTGCGTTCGCCCGCGATGGCATCGATGCGGTAGAGCTGATGTTTGATGTACCAGTGCATGTAGGCGGGGCGCAGCATGGAGCGGCCGAAGAAGTTTGCGCCTTCCTGGTTGAAGGTGAACACCGCCAGGCGGTCGGCGGGAATCTCGACGCTCTCGAAGTTGGCGTTGCGGTAGCCGTACTGATTGAGTGCCAGCAGCGTCTCACCATCCGCGTCGGTCACCCAGCGATAGAAGGTGATGGGCAGGCGCGGCGCCAGGCGTGCCAGGCGGATGCGCGCGCCATCCACCGCGTAGATTTCCTCATGCGCGGCGGCGCCGAAGGCGAGCATGAGCAGCGCGTTGCGTAAGACGTCGTCCCAGCACTGCGCGACCCTGACGCCGGAAGGCGAAACGTATTCGAGTCCGCCAAACAGGTTTTCGCGCACAAACTGCGCAATCTCGCGGTTCGAGGGCGTGTTGCTCGCGGGCAGGACGTCCCAGTGTGCGGCGCGAATCGGCAGCTCGCAGGCCAGCAGCGTCGCCGCCACTTGCGCGTCCGAGCGGCGCATCTTTTCGTAGGTGCGGATGGCTGTCAGGCCCTCGAGCTGCGCGTTGTATTCGCCGAAGTCCCGCAAGAAGCCGCCGAAGATAGGCGTGCCGGGCAGGCCCGTGGAGTGCGGCGGCTCACCGCCGCTTTCCCTCGCGAGGGCCCTGCCCTCGCGCGATCGGCCAGAGGCCGACCGTTCCAAAGCGGGAGCAAGCTCCCGCACTCCAAAGCTTCGCGTCCAGGAAATTTCCAGCGGTCCGAGTTTCATGTTTCCCTCCGCGCTTGGAAGGGCGGGGTTTTAACCCCGCCGTTCCGGCGGAGCTTCACCCTCACCCCCGTCCTCTCTCCCTTGGGGAGAGGGGGGCAGAGGGGTGAGGGGTTCTCTCTTCGGCGGGGCTGAAGCCCCGCCCTTCCGGTCTTCCCTACATCACCCAATCCGACCAATTTGCATCAGTCACCGCAAACGCC